GCCGCACCACGCCGCGCACGGAAGAACGCGATCAGCGCCGCGATGTCCGCTTCCGATCGCACGCCCGGCCCGGCATCGTAGCGCATTCGCGCATCCGCCCAGTCCGTGGTGCGCTGCTCGTGGCCAGACACGGCTTCGATGATGCGCGTCGAAAAGCCGGGCGCGACCTGCGCGCGCCGCCCTATGTCGAGCGGAAATGCAATGTCGTCAAAGGGTTGCACATCGTCCTCCCCGTTTATTTTGAAGATTGTCAGGCCGTCGCGCGAAACCTGGGTCAGCGCCCAGATATACGTCGCGGCGTGGCCCCGCAGGCGGGCGGCTTCCGCCGCCTCGACAATGAGTTCCCATTGCGCCGCCACAGTGTCGTCCGGAAGGTCGGCATTGACGAACCCCGCGAAATAATGGGTTTCCGCCAGCGGATATCCCAGCCGTTCGAGAATAGCGTCGCGGCCTCTGGCGGACTGCGCCGTGCGTCCGGCGGTCACCCAGTCATAGTCCTCGATCTGGAGCCGGTCGAAAGCCGGTCTCGCCCAGCCGACCGGGAGATTGGCTCGCTTGAGCTCGGGTGTCCGCGCATCAAGTATGGTTGGAAGGAAAGCGAGCAACAGCGTCTCCGCGCCCGGCGCTTCGTCTTTCGCGGCGGCGCAGAGTGCTGCCGTCGATGCAGCAAGAAGCGCGCCCGCCGCATCAAGAAGGGCTTTCTCTGGCGCCCCCAGAGCGCCGCGCACATCCGCGATTACCGCTGGATTTCCGCCAAGGGCCGCTTTCGCGGCGTTGTCGTAGAGGCACAGATGTCCATCCGCCCGCAGCCACCACCACGGCTCACCCACCTGAAATTTCACGGCTAGGTCCGCATCGCGGGCGGTCGCCACGAAGGCGCGCGCCACGGCCTGAAGATAGGCCATTGCGCCGCTATGTGCAGGAGAAAGCAGCGCTGAAGGCGGCGCCCAGCCCGTGAGAGCTGGCGCGCCATCGGCCCCGCGTTGCATCCAGTCGCTCCAGCAATGCGCTTCGAGCAATTCGTAGGAGAGCGAAAGGATGAGACCAAAGCCCATATCACGAGCGCGCGCCGCGAAATCTTCGTGCCAGCGTGCGCAAGGCGTGTTTAGAGCGCCTCCGGCCAGGCTGACATAATAAGCGGCGCCTTGGGGCTCGAGCCGGAAATAGTGGCTCATTCCCACATAGTGATTGATGTCGCCGCGATGGCCCAGCGCGTGCGCTTCCCGCACGATGCGCTCGGGAGTCAGATTATAATTGTCGTCATAGCCTGTTGCGATCGAGTAGCCGTGCTCGGGGATCATCACGTCGCCGATCTCCAGCACGGAACCCCAGCCTTCACAGCGCAGATCGCTGATTTCTGTCCAGCCCTCTACCGCTGTGGGGAAGGTCGTAGAGCCCGCATCATAACCGCCAGGCACGACGCTGATAAACATGCGGTCGACGTCGCACGAATATACCCGATCGACCTCATCAGTCAGACTAAAACCCCCTGTCAGATTATCGAAGTCGAGCCGGACCTGCGCGTTCTCGCCCGTCCCCTCCGCATAGTTCCACAGGCGCACATACCAGCTGCGTGCTGCTCCAGTCGCGTCCCGTCCTTCGATGGTCAGCGTTGGTCCATGAATGGCATCAAGCGGTTTCAGACCGCCACTGCGCCACCGAAAAGACAGCACGCAGCCGGAATAATCCTTGCTGGTCGCGTAAGCGGTCAGGGGATGGTCCCACCGATCCTCGCTTTCCCAGATCAACCCGCACAGGTCGCCAGAGCTGTAGAATGTAGCGTCCACGCGCAGGGCATCGACGCCTTGCGTTACCACGCTGGCCATCATTGGCCTCGAAAAATTGACCGTCCAGAATGGTGGGGAGAAGCGCTTGATGACGCCTGCCTCCTGCCCTCGCCTTCGGTCCGTCAGCCAGTAGCCCATGGCCCGCCTCCTCAGTTGTCCATCGCCGCGCGCACCGCTCGGGCCACCTGTTGCGCACTGCGCGCGAGGGCTCTGGGCGCATCCTGTCCACCGCCTGCTACAGTGATCGCGATGCGGATATCGCGCGCCCCTCCCCCCCCTGCCGGGATGACGCTGCCACTCGCGGTCGGCACGAAGAGCTCAGGTCCGCGCTCCCCCACGAGGTAACCGCGCCCCGGAGACACAGGACCACCCGTCGCGCGCCCCGGCAGTCCCAGTGCACCGAGCAGGCCACCAGCGGTCGAAAGCAGGCCCCCACCCCCGCCGATGGCTCCGATGCCCTGCCTCACCGCAGACGACGCAATGCCCGACATCACGGACATCGCGACTCTGCTAAGATCCTCGAAGCCGAACCGGCCCGTCCGCACCGCGCGGAGCAGTGCGTTTTCAATCGTGCGGCCTGCCCGGTCGGCGCCAGCAGCCAGAGGCCCCTCCAGCGCTGCCCGCATTTCCGCCACGTCCTTCTCGAAACCGCGCAGGTCGAGCCGGATAGGCGCGATCATCGCATCCAGTTCCTCATCCATCGGCCAATTCCTTATTCATCGGGACTTGCCTCCATCAGTTTGGTCAAATCGGTTCGCGCCATTGGTTCGGCGCGCGACCCTCCCGCTGGGGCGCTCAGCGCATCCAGCGCATCGGCAAGCTCCTGCGGCGTCGCTCGCCAGAACTCATCCGGCCGCCAGCCAAGCAGCAGCGCGGTGCAGCCCGCGAGCCGCCTCGCGCTCTGTGTGAAGTTCATTGTCCGCCTATAAGAAGCTGGCTGAGGATCGCGCGGACCGCTGGCATTGCGCCCGTCAGTCCCATATCGACCAGCGCCGCGCCAATCATCTCGCGCGTCAGCGTCTCCCGGTCCGCCAGGCAGTGCCAGATCAGCGCCTCAATCTCTGCTAGCCCGATCGCACCGTTCGCCGCGCGCTCGGCTAAGGCGACCAGCGATCCCGTCTCGGCCTCGGCCGCGACGAGAGCAGCGAAGCTGGGGCGGACAACGCGTTCAACCTCGGCAATGCATATCGTGGCCTCGCCCCGCGCCGCATTGGCAAGAGCGTGTGTTCCCGCAGTCATAGCGCTGCTACCGGGCCGGAACTTTCCAGCCCAAGTGTGTAATTTCGCTCGCCATTATAGTCCCCGGCATAGTCGAGCCGTGTCACCAGAAATTTGCCGCGCAGCCGTTCCCCGCTCTCGAAACTCAGCTCATAGTCGTCGATCGCGCCGCCCAGCGCGTTGTTGCGCAGCCGCACCTCGGCCGCCGATCCGGTAAAGATTCCCGCGCCCGACACACTGACGGAGCGTACGCCTGCCCCCGGCAGCAGCTGCCGCCATCCGCCTGAATCCTTGCTGGTGATGTTCACCGCTTCGCCGTTCACGCTGATCTGCGTCGTGCGCATCCCGGCGATCGTCGCGTAGCTGACGGTGCTTGCGCCGTTACCAATCTTGAGCAGAAACGCGCTGCCCTTCTCCACTGCCATGGCTTCATCCTTTCGAAAATCGGGTCAAATCGCGCGCACGAGGCGCAGTGCGTAGTCGCTGACGATCCGCCAACCTGCCTTGTCTCGCCGCAGACGGGACCGCTCGAAGCGCATCACCGTCACTTTCCAGTCGCCGATCATGTCGGGGACGGTGCGCATGGCCACATCAACTGCATCCAGAACTGCGTCCACATCACCTGGCGCATCACCGCGAAGAGTAAGGATCACCGGCACGCGCAGTGCCACGCCGTCCACGCCCCGCGCGCCAAAACCACTCGCGCTTCCCTCACCGAGCATCAGCCAGGGACTGCTCGCTTTGGCCGGGTCACCATCGCTGATCTGGTTGACACGGGCTCGCAGGGTTGCGCTTGCCTCCAACACTATGCGGATCGCTTCCCGGGTCTGTATTTCCGCGCTCATGAGAGGCGCATCCGACGCCAGGGCCGCCAAAGCGCCGCCACCGAGGCCGGCGGGCGCGGCTCCAGTCCTTCCCGGCTCGCATGATATTCGCCAGCCAGACGCATGATGCCGTGGCGAATGGCCTCGGGCACAGCCGCGCTGGTTTCGGCAATCCCCGCCCGATATGTTACGCGCAGGCGTCGCGCGGCGCCGGGCTGTGTCAACCGCACCCAGCCGTCGCCATTTCCATCGATATCGATCGCATAAGCAATGGCCGACAGAGCAAGCGTGTGCCCGTCCGTCGCAAGGCCCGCAACCTCGGTGATCGCACTTACCGGCCGCGCGCCCAACCTTTTCCACTGCCCGTCCGCATCGATCATTTCATCCATGGCGCGGGCTACCAGAACTTGCCCGATGAAGCGCTCCGCCGCGTCGGTCGCCGTACGGATCAGACTTTCGAGCAGCGCGTCCTCATCGTCGCGCGTAATGCGCAGATAAGCCTTTAGCGCATCGAGGCTCACGGCGAGCGGTGCGCCGCTCTCCAGGGTCACGGTCATGCTCGCGCCTTTCACTTGAGATTTCGAGGGAGAGGGAGTGCCATGCGGGCAAGGGGGAGCCCGCATGGCACTCCCGGCCGGCAGCGATGTGGGATACGCCGCCAGCTTATCGCGACTGTTTAGCTGGCCGCGAACTTCATCAGCTTGCCGCCGCTTCGTTTTACGAAGTGGAGAACTTCATCAGCTTGATCGCCTCGCTGTTCGCCACCGCGCCGCCGATCCGCTTGACCGCGTAGAAGTGGACGAACGGCTTGTTGGTGAACGGATCGCGGAGGATACTCGTGTCATTGCGCTCGGCAATCACATAGCCATGGGCGAAATTGCCGAAGGCGATCGAGACGCTGTCAGCGGCGACATCCGGCATGTCCTCCGCCTCGATCACAGGATAGCCGAGCAGCGTCGCGGGTTGCTGGTCGCTGAGGCTGGGCTGCCACAGGAAAGCACCGTCGCTGGTCTTGAACTTGCGAATGCGCGCCAGCGTCGCCGAGTTCATGACAAAGGCCGCACCCTGCCGGTAGGGCGCCTTCAGCGCCTGGACGAGGTCAATAAGCTTGTCCTGCGGATTGTTCGCCGGGAAGCCAGCCGCCGCGCCGGAGGCGACATATTGCAGCGATCCCGCAGCCCGCACGGCATCACTCTCATTGGTCATCGTGTAAGTGAGAAAACCCTTGGGGCGGTTGGTGCCATTGCCGGACACGAAGGCCGCGCCTTCCGCTCGCGCGAACTCCATCGCGATCTCGCCGGCGAGCCAGCCCTCCACGTCGAACAGCGCGTCGTCGAGCATTGCTTGGCTCGCGGCGGGATTAGCGAAGAGCTCACCGGAGGGCGGCGCGATCTCCTGAAAGGTCGGCGTCGCAGTCTCGGCCCTTGCGCCCGTCTCCGATGCCCAGCCCGATGGCGTGCCGCCAGTCGTCACCAGTTTGCGATAGCCCGCCGTGCCGGTACGGACGACATTGGCAATCTGGCGGATGGGCGAGATTGCCTTGAGCTGTGTCTCGATCATCGCGTCGATTTCGCGTGGCACCGTATACCCGCCCGCGCCACCCGTCGAGCCCGAGAAGCTCTTGAGCTCTACGCCCGCCTCGATGCCCCGGCGCAAATAGCGCTCGGTGAAGGCCGCACGCGCCGGATCCACCGCGCTACCCTTTGCACCGTCCAGAGGCGGACGCTGTCCCGCTAAAACCGCGGCAGCCACCTGGCCTTTCAGCGCCGCCATTTCGGCTTCCAGGTCTGCAATCTTTTCGCCCTGCAGGATCGCATCGAAGCTCTCCTCCAGCGCATCGGCTTTTACTTCCAGCATTGGTCACGTCTCCTGCTTCAAGAAAAAGAAAAGGGGCCGCGCAGGCCCCAATTGAAACTCAGCAATTGCCACAGCCTCATTCCACCGCATGCACTCGCGCCAGCGGCTGCATCGGGTGGGTGACGAGGCTGACTTCGGCAATGTCGAGGGTATCGAGCCGCCTCGGACTGCTCCCTTCGGCCGCGACGACGCGGTAACCGAAGGAAAGACCGTCGAGAGCGCCGCCCGCGAGCAGGTCGGTCGCGCGGGCAGCCGTCTCACCCCTGCCGTCGATCCGGCCGATCACACGAAGGCCGCGCCCATCCTCCTCAATCCGCTCGATCGTGCCGATCCTTGCCTCGGGCCGGTGCTGCCAGAGCAGCGGCAGTTCCTCGCCCTGACGCCTGGCGATGCTGGCCGTAAAGGCACCCGGCGAAATGAGGTCGCCGCCCCGATCGACCTTGCCGAAGATCGCGGCATAGCCCGCGAACCGCACCGGAGCGCCGGACCCCGCCTTGCTCATGCCCGCAGCATCCGCATGAGGTCGAACTTCGCCGCGAGGCCGAGCAGCAGCAGCGCGATGCCTAACCGCACCAGCCAGCCCAGCGCCGCTACACGGGCGGCCTTTTTGGCGTCGCGCCAGCCGCGCAGGAGGTCGCGCAGTTCGTCGATGTCCTGCCCCGCCTTCCGATCGGAGAGACCCACGCGCTCGAGCGCTCGCGCCGCGCCGGCTTCGCTTGCTTCCTCGATCAGCGCGCGGATCATCACCAGATCGCCGCCCGCGCTTTCGCTCTGCGCGACCAGCATTGCCAACATCTCGCTCATGGCATGGCTCCTTCGATGCCCAGCATCGCTCGTTTT